TTTAGATCATTTAAATAAAAATAAAGTAGAACCTGAAGAAATTATTTTAGGAGGTAAAGGTAATCAATTAGTTTGGGAGGAGATAAATACAAGACCAATACATACATTGGAGGGAGAAATAACTCCATATAAAGTAACTTCTGAGAAATCTTCAATTGGTACTATTGAAGAAAGGTTAGTAGGAAAAGAAAAATCTGGTAAATATGAAATATATGAACAAAGATTTGATCCTGATATTTTTAAAAATAAAGCTACTCAGAATAAAATTCAAAGGCATCTCAACTTTGGACCAGAAGATACACCTATGATGAATAGAGATAGAAGTAGACTGATTGGTGAGGAGGGTCAAATTAAGAATAAGTGGTTTGTAGTAAAAGATGTTCATACAGGAAAAATACTTGAGGTCTTGCCAGATCTATGGATTCTAAGAACTTTACATGATGCAGAGTTAGCTGCAGGAGGCCATGCTCTCAATACCAAATATTTAAAACCAACTACAACAGAGACTGTTAAGCATAGACAACTAACTTTAGATGGTAAAGGTGGAGAAAAAGGATCTTATGAAGAAATATTATTAGGTACAGATCCTGACTTTATTACAAAAGAAGCTAAAGTTATAAATGAAGGATTAAAAAATAGAGAAAAAGTATTACGAAAAGAAACAATGAGAACTAATCCAGAACTTTTGGTTGATCCTGAGACAGGTACTAATTCTTATGCAATATTTAGACAGAATGTTCTCATGAAAGATCCTGAATGGCAAAAATTAAATAAAGCTAGAGAACAACATTATGGACCACTTAGTGAACATGGACTAGAAAAATGGGCAGGAACTACAGTCCATGGATATACACATCCAAGTTTGGCAAATAAACCTATAAGAATAAGAACAGGAATTTATAAAACTAAAGATGGAAAACCTACTCAATTTGGAGAAGAAATTCAAAATGATTATGGTCAATTAGTAGATAAACATGGTGTTATTAATAAAAAACCTATTATAAAAGCTTATAATGAAGTACAAGAAGCTTTAAAAGCAAAAGAAAAAGCTAAGGCAACTGGAATTGAATTAGATATTATAAAAAAAGAGAAAAATTTAAAGGATGCAGAAGACAGATTAAAAGAAGCTCAATATATATATGCAGGAAGTAATAAACAGCCTCCTGATATGCCCTTTAGTAGAAAGAGTTCTGAATTAGGTTTTAGACGATTAGTACGAAAAGCTGTACAAAATGATATTGATTCAGTTACATGGACACCTGCTAGAACACAAGGAAGATTATACAAGCATAATGTACCACTTAAAAGTATAAAATTAGGTAGAATAGAAGATGCAGAATGGTTTGGTAGATCTACGGGTGAAGAATATACTCTAAGATCAATTGAGTTTATAGATGCAGAAGGAAGGGCAATATTTAGAGGTACTGTAGATTTAAATTCAGGAAGAATTGGAAAATATGGAGAGAGGGATGTTTTTAATACACCTAGAGATGAGATAGCTGTGGAGGATTTTCAAATTATGGTAAATAAAAAAGATAAGAAAACAGGTAAAAAAATACGAGATGCACGAGGAAATCTACAAAAAGAACCAGCACATATTACAGATATTCTGGAGTCAACAAATAAAGAAGTAAAAGAAGATATTATAAATTTAATATTAAAAGACAAACTAAATGAAGAAAGATTTTTATCCAGGTCTAGTAGGAGGCCCAATTTTACTATTTATGAATTTAGAAATCCTTCTGACGATATTGAATTTGTTACATTGCCTGATAAATTTAGAAACTTAAAAAAAGTATATGATCAAGATATACTAGAAGAAGCAGAAAGATTAGTAAAAAAATATGGTGGAGAAGTAAGAAGAACGAATATAGAAAGTGATACTCCTATTATGCAACGTGGCTATTATGGTAAGAGTATAGAAAGATCGAATAGTAATGTATGGGAAATGACTATTTCACCAGAACTTAAAAAAGAAATATTAGAACATGGAATAGCTGCATTTGCTCATGGTGGATACATAAAAAATTATTTTAATATAGAAGAGGGGAATATATAAGATATGGCAACAGAACGTAATCCTTTTGATCCAATTCCACAGAATATTCCAAATGTGGTTCCTTTACCTCAAAAAGAAAATACAACATTTGAGATGGAACCAGATGGAGGAATGACAGTTAATTTTAATCAGGAAGTGGTAGAAGAAGAAGTATTAATAGAAGAATGGTATGAAAATCTTATTGAAAAAATAGATGATAATAATCTATTAGGATTAGCTAATGAAGTTCTAGATAATTTTGAATCGGATAAAAATTCCAGAAGTGATTGGGAGTCTATGTTTGAAAGAGGATTTGATTTACTAGGTCTTAAATTACAGGAGACTAGTGATCCTTTTGAAGGAGCATGTACAGCAGTTCATCCACTCTTAATTGAATCAGCAGTAAAGTTTCAGGCAAAAGCTTCACAGGAATTATTTCCACCTGCAGGTCCTATTAAAACACAGATATTAGGAGAACAAACTATTGATAAACAGGAACAGGCTAATCGTGTTCAAAACTTTATGAATTATCAAGTAACAGAACAAATGCCTGAATACTTTGACGAATTTGAACGAATGCTGTTCCATCTTCCCCTTATAGGATCAGCATTTAAAAAAGTATATTATGATGCTACTCTGGATCGTCCATCTGCTGAATTTGTTCCCATAGATCAATTCTATGTATCTTATTATGCAACCGATTTACGAAAAGCTGATAGATATACTCATGTTATTTATAGAAGTCCTGTTGATTTACAGAAAGATATTAATGCAGAAATTTATGCTGATCTAGAATTACCAGAAGCTAAGAATCCTACTGCAACACCTTTCTCAGAAAAGATGGATACTATATTAGGATTATCAGCTATCGGTGATAATGATCCACAATATGTTCTTCTGGAACAACATCTATATCTTGATATTGATGATTCAGAAACTGAAGATGGAGAATCAGCTCCCTATATTGTAACAGTAGAACAACAATCAAGACAAATTTTAAGTATTCGTAGAAATTATAAACCAAATGATCCTAAAAAAGAAAAGAGAATGCATTTTGTACATTATCGTTTTGTACCTGGTTTTGGTTTTTATGGACTCGGTCTTATACATTTCCTTGGAAATTTAACTATGTCTGCAACTGCAGCTATGAGATCTTTAATAGATGCAGGTCAATTTGCAAATCTTCCAGGAGGATTTAAGGCTAAAGGAGTACGAATGGTCGGAGATAACGATCCTATTGCTCCTGGTGAGTTCAAAGAGGTTGAAGCAACTGGTATAGATCTTTCAAAGGCTATTGTACCACTCCCCTATAAAGAGCCTTCCTCGACTCTATATCAGATGCTTCAATTCGTTACCCAAGCAGGACAGAAATTTGCTGATAGTACAGAACAGGTTGTAGCTGATGCTGCTTCTTATGGACCTGTTGGAACAACTATGGCTTTACTTGAAGCTTCCAGTAAATTCTTTTCAGGTATTCATAAACGATTACATAAATCTCAAAGAGATGAATTTAAAATTCTTGCTCAAATTGATTATGATTATTTACCTGTTGAATATCCTTATGATGTTCCTAATGCAAAAAGAAATATCTTTAAAAAAGATTTTGATGGAGCAATTGATGTTATTCCAGTAAGTGATCCGAATATACCAAGTAATGCTCATAGAATGATGTTAGCAAATATGGCATTACAGATGGCACAGCAATCTCCACCAGGAATGTTTAATGTTGAAGCTTTAAATAGAACAATATTAAATGCTGCTAATATGCCAAATATGGAGGAAATTCTTCCACCAAAACCTGAACCCCAACCAATGGACCCTGTATCAGATATTGTAGCTGCTGCAAAAGGTATACCAATTGGTGCTTTTCCAGGACAGAATCATGATGCTCATATTCAGGTAAAAATGGCTTATATGCAAGATCCTATGAATGGTGCTAATCCTGTTATGGCTCGATTAAAACCTGTTCTTGAAGCAAATGTACAGGAACATTCTGTAATGAAATATCAGGAACAAATGAATGGAGTTACTGGACTTAAAGTAGAACAAATGCCACCTGATCAACGTAATCCATCAGGTATAGAAGCTGTTATGGCTGCTGCAGCCCAAGAAGTTTTAAATGCTAATAAAGCTATGGGCATAGCACAATCACCAGAACAACAACTTGTAGCTGTTGAGCAATCAAAAGTTGAACTTGAAAAAGAGAAATTAAAACTTAATGCTGCAAAAGAAAATGCAGAAATGTCTTTAAAAGTACGAGAACTGGATCTTGAAAGAAGACAACAGGATATAGATATGCAGAAATCTGGAGTTACTAATACTATAAAAACAAAGAAAACAGAATCAGATAGAATGAGTAGAGAAGCAATTAAACAGTTAGAGATAATGACAAAATTATCTATAGAAGAAGAAAAAGCAGATTTAAAGAAACAGGAACTATTATTAAATGCTGCAGCTAAAGAAGCTGAATTAGAAATTAAAGGACAAGATGTAAATCTAAAAGCTTTACAAAGTTCAGCAAAAGATGAAACTGCAAAAGAAATAAAACAAATAGAAACACTAACTAAAATTATGGAAAAGGAGGACAAAGATGCCTAAATATAGAGGAATACATTATCCCAATGATATAAAAGGAACTACGAAAAAAGGTTATCCAACTCATATAACAACTAATTCAACAGGATTTGGAGATCCTACAAAACGTAGTTTAGATGATGGAGCTGTTGGTTTTAAAGCACGTAAAGGTGTTTTAAATGAATCGGATAGTAATTTTTGGAAATATCCTAAATCAACTACAGGTAAAATATAATTTAAATTATAATTATTCTAGGATATATTTTATCTATCGACTGACCTAGCAGACAAGCCAAGACGATAGAGTTAATTTAAGGAGAATAAATTATGGCAAACTCAACTTTTAATGGACCAGTTAGGTCTGAAAAAGGATTTAAAAGTATTACTATATCATCAGCAGGTGCTGTAACAGAGAACTTTGTTGTTGATTCTAGTGGTAATGTAGATGCAGGAAGTAGTACTATTACTACTACTGGTGCTGTTACACTTAGTGGAGCATTCAAATCATCTGGTGCATCAAATATTTTATCTGATTATGAATCAATAACAGATGCTACTAAAACAATAACTGCTGCTGATTCTGGCACTATTTATGGTTTTAATAGAGCAGCAGGTATTGTTGTAACATTACCAACACCTGCAGCAGGTATTGAATATACCTTTCTTGTAGAAAC